CCTACGGCAAAAATCTAATTGATTACTCGCAAGAACAGAACAATGAAAATGTCTATGATGGAGTCTATGGATATGCAGTAGTCGATGAGCAAACATACAAAGCTGATTCCTACTACAATAAGACAGGTGCGACCTATCCTAGAATTTTAAATGTAGACTTCTCTAGCGATTACGAAAGTGGGCAGATTCCAACACCAAGTGAGTTATTGCAAAAAGCCACTACTTATGCCCAAAACAATTCTATTGAAGTTCCATCTATCAACATAAAAATAGACTTCATTCCACTTTGGCAGACAGAAGAATACAAAAACATTCTTCCGTTAGAGAGAGTCAGTTTGGGCGATACTGTCCATGTTTACTTTGATAAATTAAACGTAGAAGCATCTAGTAGAGTTATTAAGACTCAATGGAACGTACTTACTAATAAATACGATTCGATTGAACTAGGCGATGCGAAAGCGAATCTAAATACGATTATTAGTGATTCTATTAGTACGGCAGTAGATGAAGCAGTATCTAATATGGATATTGATGTTGGGTATATCGAAGAAGACTTGAACGATATGGCTAAACTCATCATCAATGGTTTAGGGTTATACTTCACAAGGGAATCTCTTCCAAGTGGTGGCTATCGTTTTTACTTACATAATGCACCACGATTAGAAGATAGCGATGTACGTTATTATGTGTCAGCAAGTGGCTTGATGGTCACTACGGATGGTGGGCAGACATGGACAACAGGCTACAATCCACAGACAGGTGAAATGATTTTACAAGCCTTGTCTACGATCACTTTAAGAGCATTGGAAATCTATGGTTCTACCATTACGTTTGGAGATATAAACGATAAGTACATTACTGCTAGTGTTTACTCAAACAACAATGTTGCTCAAGGTGTTAGTTTTGATGGTAGTGGAACTGTAAGGTTTAGACCACAAACAGAGTTTTTGGTTCAAAATATCGATGCTGATGAAAATGTGTTCAACTACTTTGATATGCATCACCAATCGAATCAAAACAAAGTCAATCTGTACAACTACAAATACGATGATACTTCAAAGTCTGCAAACTTCATTTCGATGATTTCCAATGCCGTAAACCAAGTATTTACGATTGGAAATAAAAACAAAAATGTAGCATCAAACCCAAATGCAAACCAAATCCATATGGGTTCATTTACATCTAGTGCATCGATGACCTTGTCGAACAATAACTACAATGCAGAACTATCTTCTAACTCATTGGAGTTACGTTCAGAAAGCACATTTAATCGCACATATTTGAGAAACTACACACTTGATGGCACATACAATGCCAATGAGTTCAAAATGGTTTGCAGTTCAGCAGATGGCAACTCTATTTCATTGGTAAACAAAAACAATGCGAACAACATCATTAATGAATTGCAGATGAAGTCCGATGGGACTACTTTATTGCATTCTGCGTCAACCATCACGATAAAAGGTGATGGTCGAATCGATATTAACTCTGCCGGAAATCAAGATTTACGTTTAATATCTGCTGATGATATTCACATCAATCCAACAGGCTTCATTGAGGTCAATGGGATCTACATCTACTTTAGTGGTGGCTATGTCCGTTACACAACCACAAGAAGCGAAGCGATACCGACAGGCTATTCTAGTGCAAGTTAAAGGAGAATCTATGAAAACATCACAAGCAGAACAATTACTTATCAATCTCGATTCACTTACGGAATGTAAAGGTTCTATTGGGTTCAAAATCGCCTACAACATCCGTAAATTGAGTGATGAGTTAAAAGAGTACGTTTCATTCAAAGCTGAATTATTCAAGAAATACGGAGAAGAGAAAGATGGGCAATTGATGATTAACAGAGAGAGCCCAAACTTCTCTTCTTTTATTAAAGAGTTGAATGAACTTGACCAAGAAATAGAAATCCCTTTAATGAAGTTTAGTGAGAAAGATTTAATTGATAGTGGCTTGTCGGCAAAACAGATGAGCCTTATATGGGAGTTAGTCGATGGAAAAAATTAAAGTAAACATGAGTCCAAATCCGTTGGATGTGCAAACGATCCATGCGAGTCAAAACGATGGCGAAGCAAGACAATGGGAATTTGAGTTACATAACAATGGTGAACTGATCGATACAAGCGATGTAACGGAGCAGATGGTGTTCAAAGCCTACAAAGGCGGAACGGAACAGTTATTGCCTGAAAACACAAGTACACCTACAACATCTCCGTTTAAGGGTGATATTCGTTATCCTCAAGGTTTACTGACAGACCAAGAGTTCACTTACAGACAGAGTCCAACGGAAGAAGATGGATTGGCGAAGATAACGGATATTAAAGGGAATACTTTGAATTGGAATCAGTTAGTTCAAAATGGGAACTTTGCTGATTCTAGCGGGTGGTCATTCGGTACTAATGTTTTAACACATTCAATAGCAAACAACGAGTGTGCAATGTCAACAACCGAGCCGAAGAATGCAGAACAATGGGTTCGTAGAAATATAGGAAGCATTCAGCAAAACCATAAATATATATTGTCTATGGATGCTAAAGGAAATGCAATTGCAAGGGCACAGATTATTCAGTTATCGCCGTTTGTAACTATTTTGAACCAAGCCAAAACGATAACATCTTCCTACCAAAGAATTGTTTTCTTCTTTTCACCATCATCAAACGGAAGTAATTGCTATCTGTATTTAAACTTTGACAACAACTCTGAATTGGTGATAAAGAACGTAAATCTTTTTGACCTCACTCAAATGGGTTTAGATTCAATCACAGATCCAAGTGACTTTACCTCACTCTTTAGTCTTCCATATTATGCCTACAATCAAGGTTCTCTCTTATCATTTATGGGTAATGGGATAAAGACAGTAGGGTTCAACCAATGGGATGAAGAATGGGAAGTTGGAGCAATAACTGCACAAGGAACACCATCTATAACTGCTGACAGAATAAGAAGTAAAAACTTTATTCCTGTAATACCAAGCAAAACGTATTATAGAAAAACACCAAATAATCTTCAGCCATTTTTCTATGATGCAAATCAGCAATTTATTGAATATGGTTTTTGGGGTAAAGGGAACTTTACAACACCAAGCAATTGTGCTTATATGAAATTCCAAGTAGACCCTGTTTATGGTCTAACATACAACAACGATATCTGTATCAACATATCCTCAAGCAGAAATGGAGAATACGAACCTTATAAAGAATCATCCCTATCTCTTCCTATATCTCAATACTTTCCTAATGGAATGAAGAGCGCAAAGAATGCATATGATGAATTAAGTGACACAAAAGCAACTGTTAGGATAAAAAGCCTTACTGTTAATGGAAGTGAAGCATGGGTGAAATCTACATCTTATCCGGGAAATTATTATGTATTAGGACTTTTAAGTGATGTTAAACTTCCAAGTGCAAATGCAGTATCAAATAGCTTACTTCATGTCTACGGTACAGGTGAACTTGCTACTAACGATTTGTGCTTTATGTTTGATGGTTCAGCTAATTCTCAAAACGTAAACATCAAAAATACAAGCATGACAACAGTAGACCAATTCAAGGCTTGGTTACAAGCGAACCCAGTTACCATTTACTATGAATTGAAAACACCAACAGAAACCTCATTCACTACTGCATCGTTAGTAACAGAAAATGCCGAAATCCCACTTTCCAATGAAGATGGCACATTGGTCGGTAAATGCACCGAACAGTTAAGCGAGAATCCTGGATTTATTGATGCCAAGATAAAATTAAGCGATGCCGATGGAGAATGCTATTCAAATAAGATTCAGCTTCATGTTGAAAGGAGTCCACAATGATTGTAAATACTTATAGTCTTAACATGATTCCTGATAGAGTCTTACCATTAGTCATGGTGAGCCAATACGATTCTTCAAGGAGAATCGTTTTTAATTTGTTCAACGGCACAGAAGAATATCAGCCAACCTCTGCGAAAGTCCTCATAGGAACGAATCAGTACGAAGGAACAGTAAGTGGGAACACAGTTGCCTTTAATGTACCGAGTTCATTAACACAAGAAGCACAGTACTTATTCGGTGAGATTGTCGCAACGGATTCCAACGGAAAAATGGGTTCGTTGAATTTCAAATTTAAGGTCGATTCTACTCCATTAGAAGTTATCCAAACAAATACTCTAACTTTAGGCAAATCGCTCTCTAACGGCTTAAAAACGGCTTTAGAACCGAAAATAACCATAGAAACAGTAGACAAACCTATCGAAGAGCCTGTCGAAGATGATTTGACCGATGAAGAAATGGAAGAACTGATTGAAGAGCAGACAAAAGCATACGAAGAAGAAGCCGAAGAACCTATCGAAGAAGAACCTATCGAGGAAACAGAACCGATAGAAGAACCAATCGAGGAGAACCAAGATGAATAAACAACTTGTAGCATTCTTTACAGAAGAAGCATCTTTCTTCCGTTACGTTCTAGTCATCATTGGTATTTACTTTGCACAGACATTTT